GGCGTTGAAGTAATCAACGTCAATTTCACAGCCAACAAAATCACAGCCGAAATAATGCGCTGCTATTGCGCTGCTGCCAGAACCTAAATGCGTGTCAAGTATCCGCTGTCCGGGCTTTGCGTAGTTCCTTAAAATCCAGCTGTAAAGGGCAACTGGCTTTTGGGTGGGGTGAATGCGGAACTCTTTGTTTTTCATGTCCTGTTGAATCATGCCATTCCATACATACCTAAAAAACCGGACAGAGTGGTGCGTTGAGCAAATAGCTATTTCACCTTCACCAAAAGCCGTGCCTTCTTTATTCCACACTATCGCCCCCCCCCGAAGACCAAAGTAATTTCCGCCCCACACAATTTGATTTTTACTTACCCGTTTAAGTTCTAAGAAATATTCTGGCGGTGGCATTGTGTTTTTAAATAAGTGGTAGTCTTTTCTATTGGCTGCATGGCCTTTCCCATTAGAAATACCAATGGCATCTTTGTTTTCATACGGCGGGTCAACTACAGCCAGATCAAACGCCTTGTCCGGCAGCGTCGCCATGTATTCCATACAATCTATGTTTAGGAGTTCAACCATAAAGCCTCAATAAAAAAGCATAACAATTCAATCCAGCGGACGTCTTATAGCCGCCGCTGATTTCTGCGTTGGGCAGAAAACCGCCTAACTTTTTACTAAGAATAAATCACTGCTTATATTCCAATAAGCGGACATACGTTTTCTTACCATCCAGCAACAAATGTTTGTGCCGTCAATTTTCTGCAATGAAATATCTGCATCCTTTATTTCGCGTGGGTGTGCTTCTTGTATTTCTTTTATACTTCTCCACTCCTTTGGTGCAGGTTCGGAGCTTTCTTTTTGTAAATTTATTGCCTTAAGACTTCCGGCTGAGTTTATGTCCATCTTGTTTCTCCTTATTTTAAATTTTGCGCCTTAAGCCCAACACCGTTAGGCTTCCTCACTTTCATTTGGTTCAGGCAAGCGATAATTTAAGAACTCTGCCGCCCACTGTCTAATGTCCGCTTTGGATCGGTTAAGGGAATGTTATGCTCCTCTTTCCAAACCTTACCATAGTGATTCAGATACTTACTGGCTTGCCGCTTTGTTTCAAATTTTTTAGGATTCTCTCTATACAACGCTACTGCAGAACCTTCTTTTCCCATATTTTTTTACCTCCTTCTTCAACTGCAAGTGCAGGCAAAATAATCTTTTTAAAAATATACAAATAAATCTCATAAAAACCTCATAACCAAGTCGCTCAACGCGGACTCGCTACGCTCCGGCTGATTTTTTCGTTTTATTTCCCACTGCTCGCCAAGTGCTTCCTCATCATTATAGCTGCTTTTTTAATCCTTCTTGACACGGTAGCCTGTTTAATCTTTAGCTCCTTTGCCACTTCCTCTTGGCTCAAATCAGCATAACAATACAGCAAAACTACTGAAGCTAAGTATGGCGGTAAAATCAGTAAAATAGCCTGTAAATCTTCTCGTTCCTTATCCGGTAATTGGTTTAGAATTTCCTGTGGAGTAAGCAGTTCTTTCACTTGTTTGCGTTTTACTGATGCCATTTGATAATCCTTATATAGTTTGCATTTTAGACATTCGTTGCTACCCTGTTTATTGTTGTAAAATTCACATTCTGGGTCAAAAGGGCAATTCATTTATACACTATACTTCTAACTTTTCCTGTTCAAGTTTTAATTCTGCCAATGTATCAACTAAAATTTCCTTAAATCTTCCACGTATAAGTCGTGATACACCTTCGTTCAACGTAATATTAACTGTTTGTTGGTTCGGTGTTATCTATTAATCTCTGTAACCTAAGGTATTCATCTGTTTTTTCCACAATTTTTCTTACTTTCATGTCTTTCCCCTTTCTAGTTTAAATTAATTACCTTACCACCACCAAAACGTATAATATCCACGCAAGAGCCATGCTCTCAACTATTACAAACCACGCCAACATATTAATAAGCCTTGCCATAAAAACCCTTGTGTATATTTTGTGAACCTTTTTTCTTTTCTTTATTCTACCTTCCGGCGCAGTGAATAAATACATAATGTAATACCATCCCACAAAGAAAATCAGTATGTAAAGCACTAAGAGCATACAACCTCACAGTTCAACTTATCTGTGAAATATCCTACCATTTTCTGCCTAGAAACGCAATACTTTTTTGCAAGTGCCGCAATACATTTTTGCTTTCCGGCTTCGGGGCTTTTGGCTTCCGTAGTCAGCGTTGTTAGCTCTCTTTGGTAATTAAATGTGTATGTGTAATTCATAATTATTCTGTCCTTTTCCACGTATAAACACCATAAAAACACATAACAAAATAGAACGCGAAAAGTGCGGCTTGTGCGTAAACGCCCTTGTATATATCAATAATTACCCATGATGAATTTGCAATCATCCAAAAATAAAACCCACTGACCTTTTTTTGAGCATTTAGGATTACCCCAACAATACTAAGCCCCGTTACTATCCAAGTGATTAATTCAAACATTGACTATTTCCTCCTGACGTAGATTTGGAATTTCTGTGATACTTGCGAATATTAATAAGTCTTTTTCCTTAGCTCTTTTTAATTCCATGTCTGCACCAAAACTAGGTGCTAGATACAGAAACGCATTTGCCCACAAATCTAAAAAAGTATTATCATAATCATAATACCAAACACCACGGTCAACCTTACATGAGTAATGAATATGTAAATAATGAGTAAGATGCGGAACAAAGGCGTAATGACCTATGTCGTGGATATAATTTGCCGCCTCAATTACCCTATCTACGTTTTGTTGTGCTATTCTTGCGGCATCGTGAACGTCACTACCTCTAGGCATATAGGGGGCTGCAATATAAATTCTTAGCCTTTCCGCTTCTTTACTCATACCCATAACTACTCCTTTCTTTTGAAAATTTAACAGACACGCTTGATAGATTAGAAAACTGCTGATACCTTTCATTAAACACGGCTTTAATCATTCCAACTGCTCCGTGCCTATTCTTCGCTACGTTAATTTCCGCAATTCCTTTGTCGGGGTTATCTTCGTTCTTGTTATAAACTTCATCTCTATACACAAACATAATCACGTCTGCGTCTTGTTCAATAGCTCCGGTTTCCCGAAGGTCGCTCATCATCGGTCTTTTGTCGGGGCGTTCTTCAACCTTGCGATTTAATTGAGAAAGTGCCAATACAGCTATATTCATTTCCTTAGAAATCCCTTTTAGTGTCGCTGAAATTTCCCCGACTTCCAAATCCCTGCGCTCGCCTTTTTTAACTGATTTAACGAGCTGTAAATAATCAACCATGAGTAATTTTATTCCATAATCTTTAACTGCTCGTCTGACCTTGCGCCTTAATTCATCGGTGGTCATAAAAGCAGAATCATCATAGTATAGAGGAACATCGGCTATTGACTGCGCCGCTGAAACTAATTTAGACCAATCGCTTTGAGCAATAAACCCTTTTCTGATTTGCCTGTTCTCGACTCTAATCCTAGAAGCAAACTGCCTCATCATTAAATCTACATTTTGCATTTCAAGCGAAAGTATTAGACTTGGGTTTCCGTCTAATGCCGCCGAGTCAGCGATATTCATAGCAAGGCAGGACTTACCCATGCCCGGACGACCAGCAATAATTGTTAAACATTTGGGAACAATCCCACCCGAAACTTCGTCTAAATCGGTTAGCCCTGTTGAGATGCCAATTAGCCCTGTCCCTTTGCTTCGTAATTCAATCAACGCCATTGTTTCCCTGCATACTTCCGCAGAAGTCTTGATAGTTTCTCCGGTGGAAAGAGGGTTGATTAAAAGCGTAGATTTTTGCGCTTGGTCAATTATTTCCGTGACTGGTTGGTTGATGTCATAAGCCGCATTGGTTATCTCATAAGCTGTATTAAGCAACTGTCGCCTTAATGAAAACTCTTTAACTATTTTAGCATAGTGTTCGGCGTTCACGGCAGACGGGACATTATCGGTAAGCTCCGCAATATAACTTGCGCCACCGATATTATTGAAAGCGTCCTTATCAAGAAACTGCCCAAAGGTAATTATATCAATCGGCGTTGTCTTGTAGTTCTTAATTATTAGTTCGTAAATCTTTTTGTGCGCCGTGGTATAGAAATCTTCTGGGGAAAGGATTTCAGATACAGAATCAATAATCTGATTATCAAGCAACATTGAGCCGAGGACTGCTCTTTCGGTTTCTATGTTATATGGCGGTGTTCGTTCAAGCATAAACCCTCAAGTGATAAGTATTTTTATTGTGTAATCTAGCATTTTATATACTGATATTAAATTCACCCACAAAAAGCCCTACGGGTATATTATATGTTATGCAATCAAAACATTGCAACTTGCCGGGTCTCCCGGTAAAATCGTTCCTTTGCCGCGTTAAAATATAATTCATCTTTTTCAATCAAAATCGCATTTCTTTTTTGTCTCCACGCCGCTATACCAGTTGTTCCGCTTCCAGAGCAATTATCAAGTACCGTGTCGCCTTCATTCGTGTAGGTGCGGATAAGGTACTCAAACAAGGCAACGGGTTTCTGTG